CTACAGGATCTTTAGTAATTATAGATGAAGCATCAATGATAGGTAATGAATTTCTAAAAGCAATTGTAGATATTGTTAAAGAAAAGTTCCTAAAAATATTATTTATTGGAGATCCTTTTCAATTACCTCCTCCAAAAGATAAATGCAGTATCTTTGACGGGTCACTTTATACTTTTCGACTTACAACTATTCATAGACAAGCAGGGGGTAACCCTGTTTTAGATAAAGCAAATGAGTTTAGAGAGTATATGGAGGGAATTAGAACAGAAGAACCTGTTATAGAAACATGTATAAATAGCAAAGGAGAAGGTATTCATATGCTGCCCCATAAAGATTTTGTTAATAAATTTGTAGGAAAATATATGGATTACTCTGCCGGAGCAGAAGTAGATATCCCATTATGCACATTTACAAATGAATCTGCAATTAGCTATAACAATATGATTCGTAAAGCAGCATTCTTTTTAGATGGCGTTATTCAGCCATTCTACGAAGGAGAAAGACTGATATCTAATACTGCTGTTATGGAATCAGATAAAACTATACTTACAAATAATGAAGTAGTTCATGTTCAGGAATATGTAGAAGCAACTAAGCATGATATCCCTGGATATTTAGTAACTGTTCATGGAAATTACGATAAATATCTTCGTTCAAGTACTAAAGAAGTATTTGCTCCAAAAAATAAAAGTGTAGTAGATCAAGTTTTATTTAAACTTAAAGGAGAAGCTATTAAAAGTAAGTCTAAACATGTCTGGAAAGAGTTTTATGCAGTAAAAAATTCATTAGCAGATCTACGTCCACCATTTGCAGGTACAACTCACAAAGCTCAAGGAGGGACATTTCCAGCTGTATTTATAGATAAAACAAATATAAATAAATGTCGTAATAAATCTACTAGAGCTAGATTATTTTATGTAGCTTTAACTAGAGCAAGTGAAAATGTCTATATCAACTCATAAAAAGAAATATCTATGTATAAGTAATGGTAAAATAAAACCTCAATGGCTTCCTAGATGGTACGAAATACCCTATGATGAGTGTATATTTGCTACAGATGACATAACTGAAAACGCTCGGCCTTACACCCGTAAAGCTTTAGCATCATTAAATTTAATTAAATTATATGCACTTCCTAAAGGCAGTAATTATAAACAACATCTTAAAGAACTTAAAACAGAGAGGTTATTAGATGGCACTGACATACGGTAGTATTGATAAATCAAAAGACAAAGTAGTTATAGTTAAAATGAGAGGAGGATATGTAGTCGAGGTAATTGGATTACCTGAAGGCTATAGATGCGATGTTATTCGCGAAGATGATCCTTATGAAGAGGAGGAGGAAAAATAATGGCATTTGAATACACAAATAAAAATAATATTTCATTACCATTAGCTGTATTCTTAATGCATGACAGTTACAACTATGATGGAAGACCTAATGTAATTAGTGCTACTAAACTAATTAAGCCTTTACGTTCATTAGTTCTATTAAAACAAAATCCACAATTAGCAAAAAGCATAGATATAGCTGATTTAATAAGTCTACGTATGGGAACTGCTATACATAGCGCTTGTGAAAGTGCATGGACAGATCGAAATAATGTAATGGAAGCACTTAAAGTATTTGGAACATCTGAAAGTGTAATGGATAGTTTACGTCTTAATCCAGAAGAAGTAATGCCAGGAGAAACTGCCATATACATAGAACAACGAACTGAAAAAGAAATTAATGATTTTATAGTTACCGGTCAATACGATTTAGTACTTGATGGCGAAGTTCATGATTACAAATCTTCTATATGTTGGTCATTTATTAACGGAAGTGGAATAAATGATTATATAAAACAAGGAAGTATTTATAAATGGTTAAATCCAGAAAAGATTACTAGTGATTATATTACTATTCATTACATTTTTACTGATTGGAGTAAATTAGGTACTATTAAACATAAAAAACAACCTCACCATAAAGAAGATTATCCCGCTCTAAAAGTAATGACTAGACGGTATCCTTTATGGACTGTAGAAGAAACAGAAAAATGGATAGTAGATAAAACTACTAGTATTAAATCTCTATTAGATACTGATCAAGAAGATCTACCAGAATGTACTAATGAAGACCTATGGATTAAGGATCACGATAGTGTATACAAATACTATAAAGATCCTAATAAAACTACTAGATCTACTGGTAATTTTTCCACTATGGATGAAGCATTACAAAAACAAGCTGATAATAATGGACAAGGTATAATTAAGCATGTTCAAGGAGCTGCAAGAAGATGTAGCTATTGCGATGCTGAAGAAATATGTGCACAAGCACAATTATTATTAATGGAAGGTAGAAGAGAATGATTTCTGGTATAAAAATTTACGATGGTAATGGAAAATTAAAAAAAGAAATTTCTCCAGAAAAAGCAAACAAAATTTATAACGAACAAAATAAAGAGAATTGGTGTTTATCTCCTACAGAACGTCAATGGTGGAGTGGGTTTAAATTAGAAGACCCAAATCCTTATGTTAAAAAAGGACTTCAACCCTGGAAAAAACGAAAATATAAAAAACATAAACAAACTTACGAAACAACTTGTGTAATTTGTAAGAAAAAAACAATGAAAGCAAGCAAAGAAGCTAAATATTGTGGAGCATATTGTTACGGAGTTAGTCGTAGACAAAGAAGTAACGAGCAATACCAACGAATAAAAAAATTTAAATAATAATTAGTTTTAGGTGGGGGCATCTATAGCCTAGCTTTGATAATACTCAAACATAGTACCAGCTATGTCTCATACGGCAACGTGTAGAAAAAGAGAGTATTTATGCAGTTATAGATGTCCTTATTTCTTATTCATAGCTAACCTGGAGGCATTTATATGAGGCCTTTACAAGAAGAAATTATTAAATGTAAGGAACTTATATCTGAAATTTATATTGAAAAATATAACCAAGAAGAATACGCACAGATAGTTTATACAATATTTAGTGAAATATTTACTGATTACTTTAACAAAGATTGCCCAGATAAACTTGAACCTAAAATAGATCGACTTTCTAAGGAAAGCTTAGAAAAAATTAGACGATCTCAGGGGTTAAATTAAAATAATTAAATAGCCCTTGTAGCTCAACTTGGTAGAGCAACTATCATTAGGATAGTGGTAGATGGTTCGAGTCCATCCAAGGGCATATTTCATTGGAGAGGACTATGGACAAGAAAAATTTATTAAACGATATCGATTTAAACATCCCTAAATATAAACAACACGGACAATATCAAATGAGTTTAGGCTCAATAATTAAAGCATTAACTAGAGAACGAGCTAGCTTACCCTTATATGTAGAATTCCCTGCTATTACTTTTGGTAGTCCAGGAACCCCTCATAGTTATTACGGGTATCATTCGGATCTAGCATTTGAACCTCAAACTGAAGTAATAACGGTGGGGGAGTTCTTAAAAACCTGTCAAAACTGTATACGTAAATCATTTTTAGCTCCTGACGGTTCACCAGGATTTTATAAAGATTACACAATGGAAATCAATACACCCGTATGGATATCTAAATTAGATATGGCTAGTGATCTAGGCATTACAGATGTTGTGTCTACAGCAAATGACGTTACTCTTAAAACTAGAGAAATTAAGGAAGAAACTGATGACTGAAATTTGTCCACTATGTAATTGTCCAACAGAACCTATTGAAGTTCATGGACATATACAGTGTCAAATTTGTCATGGTAACTACTCCCCTTGCTGTAATGGTGAAACAACAGAAACATGCACTGATATAAAGGAGGAGTCTGATGACTGATAAATTAACAATTATCATTCATAGCCAACAAGGAGTTGTATCTCAAACTTACTATGTTACTAACTTACCAACATGGTATGAGTTACTAGGAATATTTTCAATATACGCAGTTGTAGCTATGACAATATTTTATACCGGATTATGGATAGCAGGAAAATATAAATAGGAGAATTCCCATGCCACTCACTAACGCACAAAAATTACAATATATACGTGTAATATTAGAAGATTGTACTAATGATGAATTAGAACCAGTATTAGCTGAAGTAGCAGTAGAATTCTTAAAAGAACTAGAACATCAGGAGAATAGTAATGAAAGAGAGTCAACTGCCAGATGATCAAATGTCTGATGAAGAAATTTTAAAAGATAGGGCAGATAAATACGGCCCAGCTACACGATGTTTTGAAACTTGGGCAACAATGTGTGAAGAATTAAATAAGTATGCTAAAGAGTCTCCCAATACAAACATCCCTCA